GTTATAACTCAGATAAGATCTTAACAGTTTTAAAGCTGTTAAGACTTGATACATCGTCTCCTCTTCTGTATCTTCTTATCTCGTCAGACCCTTGACTTTGATTAATTAACTGACAATATCTAATCAAGCCTTTCTGACTAAAATTTAGACTATATTTATCTATAGTCGACACATATCTGACCAAGTCCTCAAACAGTGGGTGATTAACACAATTTTCAAGAATGGAAATTGTTCTTATCGAATAGTAGTCGGCACCTTCTATCCCATAATCACTGAATTGGTCGTATCTTTCAGGAAATATTATTCTACCTAGAGCTCGATAAGTAGAGTAAATTCCACCAAACAATCCTTCATCATTAACATAGTCTGGAGAATGATAATTTTGTAAATACATTACACTATTGTTAGAAACTAGACTCTTTTCACTAGAGACATTAAGACCATAACTCTCAAAATGAGAAAATAGAGAATAAGGATCATTCACACAATAAACGCCATCGTCACCTTGTATGTTCATTAGTGAATTGTCTATCCCATAGGATTTAGCACATAAGTACTGTACTATAGAGTCAACCTCGTTGGTAAAGGTACTACCTGAAGGTACTCCATGCGGTCCACTAAATATACCACTTGGTGTAATCAATTCTATGGTATTGAACTTATGAAATATCTGATCTATTTCATCCCAATAAGTCTTTTGGAACAAAGATTTAATATAATCAAAAGCCTTCAATTGTAGTCCGAATTTCACGGATGCATCATAAGAACTGAAATCTACGGATGCTAAGTATAAATTACGATCAGTACAATATTGAATTAGTTCAGTTACTGATTTGTCAACTGCTTGCGGGCCAAACAGTGCAGATCTCCAAGTCAATCTCCGCTGATACTCTAAAAGAGGACGATAATACCTCATTTCATTTAGGGTTTCTACGATTGGATAGCCCCAAACGTTCCTAGTTTTATCACCTTCTTGAGTTCGAGTAAACAGGACACATGGATCATTTCTTTCCAACAGGCTTATAAAGTTATCAACAGTTCTCATCTTTACAAGACCCTTCCGAACCATAAATGGCAATCCGGAATTTGTGTCATTCTTCAAGTAATCGGAGGAATTCTCTACGCTTAAGGGACGTAGTCTTTGGGGAAATAAGATGGAATAATCTGGTACTTTGGAAACTTTCGGAGGAAGAAAGTAACTTTTCACCCCTTCTTTTCGTTCTTCCCAAGGAATTGCCAAATTTCTCGGACCATATTTAGATCGATTAGAAAGTTCAATCGTATTTAACTCTGAATTTATAACATTATTTTTGGCGTTGTAAATACTATCCCAAGCAGAAAGTACTTGTTCAGCACTTAAAGCAGAAGCGACAGGAGTTCTTAGTGGCACTCTGTTCCCAATCATAATATTATCAAGAGATCGGGAAATCTTATTTGAAACGTCAGTTTCCAAACTCAAAGAATTTAGGAATTCATATTTCATTGCGGACCTCTCTTAATTTCAGAATTAATTTTGTTTTAACCATTCTACTCAAAAGCGTTAAACAAGAGGTAGACTGTGAAACAGAAAATAAATTGTGCGGAAATATTTTCATAATTTTAAATAAATTTAAAATTTTCAAA